ATCCTAAGGTGGTTTGCCGATCACCCCGAGTGGAGGCGTGTCGCGGGATCAGACACCGAGAGGAATGGATGGGCCGTTTATGAGCAGAGATACTCTTCATTGTAGATTCGTGAAATCACAGTCAGCTTCATAGTTCAAGATCACTGTCAAAATGTAGGTGGGTTTCCACGCGCATTTTGTTTTTGATTTCTTGGTTGATTTCTTGTAGTGGTTCTTGGAGGTTTCTAGTTGCTGTACGCCAGACCACCCATGCCGGACATGACGCGCAGCACGTTGTAGTTCACCGCGTAGACGCGCACCTGAGCCGTGCGGCCCGATCGCACCGTGTTCACGGACACCGTCAGCTGGAGCGTCGCCTTGTCGATACGCGAGAAGTTGCAGGTGCCCGACGGCTGGTGCTCCTCCGGCTTCAGGGCAAACGAGTACACGTTGATGCCCTGGGTCGGCGTGCGGCTGTGGTGCTGGTAGGGCTGCACGCGGGAGAAGTAACGTCCCTCGCGCTCCGTGAAGCGGTCCTGACCGTTGAGCTGCAGCTTGGCAACCTCCACCGGGTTCTTGCCCTCGCAGCGCACACCAGACTGGAGGATGACCTTCGCGAGCAGGTAGTTGGTCGTGTCCTCGAAGACCACGCCCTGGTCGTTGGTGGTCTGGCTGTCGAGCCAGCTGGCGCCGTTGAGCGACGGGCCAATACCCGGGGCACCGCCGATACCACCCTGCACGAAGTACGGGCCCGACGGTCCGTCACCAGAAACCGTCGGCACGTTCGCCGTCGTGCCACCCGTCGCGAGCGAGCCGCGGGCGAGGACGTCCATCACGATACCCTCCGTGCTGAAGTCATCCGTGTAGTTGAAGGGCTGGCATCCGTTGACCTCCGTGATGAACGACTGGTTGGGCGTGCAGTCCACGAAGGAGTCGCGCTGGACGACCCACACGAGCTCCTTGACCGGGTGGTTGAAGTTGAGCTGGATCTTGTTCGAGCTCGACGTGATCGCCTCGGCACCCGTGAACTGGAGCTGCTCAATCAGGTACTCGTGCGTCTGCTGGGCGAAGCGGCGACGCTCCTCCGTGTCCAGGTAGATGTAGTCGATGTACAGCGACGCGGCCGTGAGCGACTGGATGTTCGTGGGCAGCGTGCCCGTCTGGAGCTCGTAGTATGTGCAGTTGATCCACTGCTCGAACTCGATGTTGATGCGCACTTCGTGATACTGGAGCGCGATCAGGGGGATCGCCAGACCCGGGTTGCGGCAGAACCAGAACTGGAGCGGGATGTACAGCGTGCGCGCCGGGGTGCCGGCACGGGGGGCGCACGTGTTCGTCAGCTCAGCACCGGCGCACGAGGCATCCAGCGCATAGCCGCGACGGTCCTTCATCAGCACCAGGTCGTGCGTATGTCCGAGCATGTCGTTGAGCGCCTCAATCGTGCCCTGGTCCTGGGACAGCTGGGTCCAGATCTGCATCCAGTCACCGTACTGACGGTCGATGCGCTGGCCACCAATCTCGAGCTCCACCGTCTTGATGAGACGGTGTCCGATGTACGACAGCCAGCGGAAGCGGTTCAGCGTCGAGGCGGTATTGAGCTCGACCGCCGGGAGAACCACCTGCACATACGTGCGGTACATCAGGTCCGCGTTACGGTTGATCACGGCCGTCACGCGCTTGTTGAAGTCGGCCTGGCCGTTGAACGTCACCTCAATGGACTCCATCGCGAAGTTGGTATGACGCTTGTACAGCACCTTCCAGAACGTGATCTGGGGGTTGCCGCTAATGTAGATGTCCTGCGCACCATAGCTGACGAGCTGAAGAAGACCACCACCCATATTGATTGTATGATACTAACTGGGAAAAAATATTTATCGACGAAGGCGACGCGTCCTGTGGCGACGCGCACCTATCTTCCTTCCAAATACATCCCGAGGCGAGACCGGTTCTACGTGACGCAGGTGTTTCTTACGCTCAAGGAGGTCGTTGGCATCCGTGTCAGGAGGCAGGTCGCCGCCTCTGTCTTTCGCAAACACACGTCTCGCCTTTGCGAGTTTGGTGTCTTTGCGTCGTGTTTTGAGCATTATTTATTGGAGAGACTTTAGGTGGGCTTACGCCTTGGAGAGGAGGTGCGCCTTCTTGGCACGGGCACGGAGCGTCGCCTTCTTGCCGCTCGACTTCAGACCGTGAGACTTGAGAACGCGCTTGAGCGCCTTGGCGGAAGGACCATGGCGGCGAGTGTGACGGCGACCACCTGTGGCAGAGGCAGGAGAGAGGTGACTGGGCATTTTGTTTTAAGGATGAGACAAACTTTCAGGATGAACGCAGAAACTAAAAAATGGAGCCAGTCATTGTCGGCGTTGTTGTTGGAATTCTTGCCTTCGGAGGCTGCGTCCTGCTTGCGTCGTACCATAGGCTGAAGAGTATATCTATGACTCCCATGACAATGGCCAAGTCCCCGTCGTCCGAGAATCTTGCAAGCATGGTTCAGGAGGACCCGGAGCCCATGTAAAATATCCACGTAGTAAACTAATGGCGGCGAACTTGACGACTGCAGTCAATAATATCGGAAATGCTACGACAGGCACATTAGAAGTGTCAACGCGGGCGATTGACCAGAGTGTCCGTCTTGTTGGAACTGCGGTCAATCAAGGAGGTGCGGTTGCAACGGCCGCCCTTGAAGGTGCGGGCGCGGTTGCATCATCTGCGGTCAAGAATACAACTGAAGTTGCAACGGCATCGCTCTCGGCTGCGAAGGACATTAGCAAGGTCGGACTCAAGACAACGACCGTCGTGGTTGCAAATGCAGGAGAAATCGCCAACACGGCTGCAAAGACAACCGCTGATGTTGCAAACGTCACGCTGGGCACCGTCGGTGCAGTTGCAAAGGATGCGAACAAGACGGTTCAGCTCAGTAGCAAGCTTGCAACGGGCCTCACGAACAATGTGCTGGAGGGCATTACGAACATGAACCAAATTCTCGGTGGTGCCGGCGAAAACCAGGTGCTTTCGATTCGGAACAGTCAAGAATCGACAAAGGCTGTCTTGACAAGCGGCATTGGAACGACCGCGTCAACAAAGCAAAAGCTTGACCTGGAGTTTGGTAAGTTTGTCAACAATATGAAGGGATCCGTTAAGCAGCTCGTCAAACTGCAAGCATCGAGTATTGAGTCGGTGCGTGTCTTCATCGTAAAGTTCTACTGCACAGGAATGTTTGCCCGCATGTTCCGTACGCAGTGCCCTCCCAAGCCGCAGACGGATGCAGCAAAGATGGAGATGACCAAATATGCCCGCCAGCTACAGGTGGTGTCTGGAACTATGATGTCCAACTTTGACAAGTTTGCGCTGGACGCAGGTGCAAAAATAAAGTTAATTCCCATCACGGACACACAGGTGATCCTGACGTCCTACAAGGCCATCTTTGATGAGTATTGCGGCAAAGTTGCCGCTTCAATGGAGGCGTACACGGCCACGACAAATGCCATCCTCGAGAAGCACAATGTTCTCTTGAAGAAGATCACAGATGACGAGGTTGTCGGTGGTCGGCGCAAGTCGCGGCGGCGCCGTAACCGCCGGCGCTCTACTCTAAGATCAACTTAGGCGTGATGTGCATCGCCTCCAACTCCTGCATCCACAGCTTCATCGCATAGGGGATGGTCTTCATGACAAAGTCCGTCTTGTTGCCACACGCACCGCACGAGTAGATGCCCTCCACCGGATTGACCACCGCCAGAGTTCCACACGACTTGCACAACCCCGTCTTGAAGGGGTCGGATACATCCATCAGACGCTCCTTGGTAAACACCGAGATGCCGTGTGACAGCATACAATCGCGCTCCATCTCACCCACACGCAGACCACCATCCCTGCTGCGCCCCTCGCACGGCTGACGGGTCAGCGAGACAATCGGACCCCGGGCACGAGAATGCTTCTTATCAATCACCATGTGCTTCAGGCGCTGGTAGAACGTCGGACCCATGAAGATCTCGGCTTGCATCATCTCACCCGTCTGTCCGTTGTACAGGATCTCGTTTCCGTAGGGATGCATGCCCATCTCCACCATGTGCTTCTTGAGATCCTCCACCTTGAGGTGGGAATACGGCGTGCCATCGCCCAGCGTTCCCTTGCGCACACCGATCTTACCGAAGATGTTCTCCATCAACTGAGCAATCGTCATACGGGACGGGACAGCGTGGGGGTTCATGATGATGTCCGGACGCAGACCCGTGGCCGTGAAGGGCATATCCTCCTCGTCCATCATCATACCAATCGTCCCCTTCTGACCGTGGCGAGAGGACACCTTGTCTCCAATCTGAGGGATACGCTCCGACACTGTGCGGACTTTAATAAACGGGTAGCCATCCGAGTTCTTGTCCTGCCACACGCCGTCGATACGGCACTGCTCGGAGTTCTTGTGGGTGGTGGACGCATCTCGGAATGCATACCCCGCCGCATCGTTTCGCAAGTTCACCACCTTGCCGATGATGACATCGTTCTCATTAATCACCGAGTTGATGATTGGGAGCCCATTGTCCGACACGGCTGCGTAGCTGGTGTTCTTGTACTTGCGAGTATTGTGCTTCTGAGGTTTCATGAACTTCTCCTCACGACCCGAGGTCACGTTCCGGTGCTCCTCGTCCTTGTACATGCCGTAATACAGACCGCGGAAGAATCCACGCTGGACTGCAGACTTGTTCAGGATCACCGAGTCCTCCTGGTTGTATCCGCCGTAGCAAGCAATGGCCACAATGGCATTCATTCCAAACGGCATCTCATGCATCTTCAGGATGTTCATGGCGCGTGTCTCCACAATCGGACGAGCGATGGAACATAGCACATAGGCATTCTTATCCAGGCGCTTGGCAAAGTTCCCCGCGTACACGCACATCGCCTGCTTACCCATGGCTGACTGGTAGGTATTACGAGGTGACTGATTGTGATCCGACAGAGGGATCGTTGACGCCATGTGACCCACGATCAAGGATGGATGGACCTCGTAGTGGGTATGGGAACTTGTCATCTGATCGAGGCTTGTTGCAATCCGGAGTGTCTCTGTCTCGGAGGAGTCGATGTAATCAATGCTCGATGTACACCACTCGTTCCAGCTGGAGGTGTCCTTCGGAGGAGAGGCTCCCGCGCGAAACACCGGGCGCACACATCGACCACCATCCGTCTCGATGGAGATTCCATTCATCAGCGTATACCAAGCAATCGAGATGTGGGGGTGCAGACGGCGAGTCTGCTTTGCCTTTCGCAGTGCAGTGACCAAGCGATAGGGATCCTTTGTGAATCCGACCATCACGCCATTGATCGTGACCGACGTACCCTCATAGACCCGGGGCGTATCGATCCACGTCACATCCTTCCACTCTTGCAAGAAGTGGATGATCGTGGTCGACGGAACGTGCTGAGAGATTGAGGTCAGCAGGCTCATATTCTTGACAATACCCACCGAATGACCCTCTGGTGTCTCCACTGGACACATAAAGCCCCACGAGGTACCGTGAAGCTTACGAGGAGCCAGGAGCTTACCAGACTTCTCCACGGGCGTCTGGATACGCCGGAGGTGGGACAGAGTCGCAGCATACGACATCCGAGCCAGGACCTGTGAAACACCCACCTTGGTGGCATTGGACATTGCCGCCGCAGACCCCAGTCCCTGAACCGTGAAGTTACCTGTCGCCAGAGCCTGTTTCAGCTTCCCCTCAATCGCCGAGAGCTTCAAGATCTTATACAAATTGTTCACGTTCAGGATGTCCATCGGACGAGGACCTCCCTCACCGCGCTTCCAAGAGTCATTGTTGACCTCCTGCACAAACTCATTGCGAGTGTCGTTGCAGACCTTCTGGAACAGCTGACGGAACAGGTGGGTTAGCAGAGCACCCGTCGTCACCACACGCTTGTTCGGGTAGGCATCGCGATCATCAAGTGGGATCTGCTTGCAAGAGGTCAAGATCAGTCGACGGATCATTGCACCCATCAGCATCGTCTTGCGGGCATTATGAACTGGAGTCGTCGTCAGCTCGGAAGCAAAGCGGACGTGGGGCAGGAACTCCGAGTTCAGGAGCTGGCGGACATACGCACACTTGTCCTCCTGGTTGGTGCCGTACTGCAGATGGTTGGTCAGATACTGGATGGCTTCCCGCTGAGTAAAGATTCCCAGCTCAGATGCATCACGGAAGGAAGCCGCCAACATCTCTGCATGAAGGTCATCCTCCGACCCCCACACAATCTTGGTAATCTCACGATCAGTCAAGACTCCCAGAGCACGGAAGTACACAACAACCGGCACATCCTCGCGGAAGCGGGGCACACAGGCTGTCAGCGGGTTGCCGTAGCCATTGAACTTAGAGCTAATACGGATCTCCAGCTTCTTAGGGGGCATCGTAAACGACTCGTGCAAAGACTTGATCTCCACCGAGTGGGTGTGCTTGGACGCCGACTTCTTGTTCTGGAAGATCATGATGCGATTGTCGGCAACCTTCTCCTGACACAGGATCGTGCGCTCCGACCCGTGGATGATGAAGTACCCCAGGGGATCGTGGGCACACTCACCATACTCTGCCAGGCTCATCGGGTAGTCCTTCAACAGACACAGCGAAGATCCAAGCATCACGGGTAGCTTGCCCAGGCTGATTCCCTCAAACACATGCGACTCCTCATCGTAGGTGTCCAGCATCGGACCCTTGTACGTGCGTGCCACGAACCGAATGTCCACATACATTTGTGCCGCGTAGGTGAAGTTACGGATACGCGCCTCCATCGGAAGCATCGGCTTCACACGACCCGTCGCCTCCTGGATACGGGGCTTGATATAGCTAATATTCTCAAAATACAGCTTGAACTCATACTTGTACTTCTTGATCATCTCATCCTGCTCGTGCCAGACCGTGATGGGAGGAGTCGACTGAATAATCAGGGGAATCTTGTGGCGAATGAAGTCCTCATACGAATCAACCTGGTGGTCCACCATCCTCCGAACACCGTTGCTAAAGAAGGCGCGAACTGCATCCCATTCGTTGATGGTGGCGGTAGTGGGAGGAGGAGCGACTGAAGGGAGCGACGTCATGGTAACTGTTGGTGGTGTCTTCCGTGTAAATAAAGTTATTCGTTTTGAATAAGTGATGTCTGGCATCAAGATTCAAAAAGTAGACCACGCCGAGCCAGAAGCCAAGCCGACCCATCGCAAGTCGATGCGGACATATCCCCGTGGAGCGATGAAGGGAACGAGGTCACGCACCCGAGGGGGATCTGAATTTACGCCAGTCAAGGATCCTGCCAAGCCTCCCCCGTCGCGGCGCTCTACCTTGAAGATCTTGACAAAGAAAGGCGCCGACCATCGCCGAAAGACAATTAAGCAGTCGGTTGACAAGATGAGCGAAGCGGGGGTCCGTGCTGCCCTGAAGAAGTCCAACATCACCGTGAATTCAAAGACGCCCCCTCACATCGCACGGGAGCTCCTTGAAGGCGGTATGGAAGCAGGAATGATTGTCGTCAAGTAAAGTAATGACGTCCATTTGGGGACCCCTTGGTTGGATGACCTTGCATTCGGTCGCATCTTGTTATCCAGATAAACCACTTCCAGCCGAATCTGCTCTCATGCAGACCTGGCTCGATATGTTTCAATCAACCATCACCTGTCCAAGCTGTCGTGAGCATTTTGGTACAGCTCTCGGATCGTATCGCAGACAATACGCGCAGATGCTCAGCTCTCGCGCAGAGTTTTTGCTTTTTACATTTCGAGTTCATAACTCCGTGAATCGGCGCTTGAATAAACCCGTGCATCTAACGGTTGCTACGTGCTTCGAGCAGCTTCGTGCAAATGTAAAAACCCGAACAGCAAGAGAATATCGGTTAGCCTACATCAACCACATCCGTCGTTTTTGGAGAACAATGCAGGATTCATCTGGCATTACATCGATGAGGAAGATTGCCGAGATGTCCAAGATTGAGAATGAATATATTTTGCGTCACGACAATAACTTTGAACTTGATATCCCCCAAAACACCACCGTTCTTCCACAGCAGGCCTTTGCCGGTGGGACGGAGGAGGCTACTGTATCCGTCCGATTAGATACCCGAGATGCACCTAGGATGGGATTTATCGGCGGGCGATTTCAAGTTCGGAGATAGTTGTGGGTTTGAAGCAAGGGTTCCAAGGCAGAGAGATGTACGGATCGGTCTCCCACGAGTAGCACTTCATCCACGGATGACGAGAATCTACACCCTCTTCGTAGAATTCGTCCGGGAACTTGCCACGTCTAGGCAAGATAAAGTCAAGCTGCTGGGCAATCCCAAACGGTGGGGTTGGATGTTCCCATTCAAACGTTGTCTGCCGCGCAGTCTCCACCAGGGCCGCTAGCAGCGGTGCCTCAGGGTAGGGATAATACCAACACCAATCCAGCACTTCCGATGTCTTGAAGTAGTGAAGAGTCCAAGCAAATGTCTTTTGAAATGCATAGACCACCTTGTTCCAATCGATGACACCGTCCATCAGATGGAGAGCCATACGGCTTTCGATCGCGTGACCGTCGCGAGATACGATATGACGATCGGTTTCCTTTGCTCGTTTTGTTAATACCTTGAGTTCATCCGCTGCAGCGCCTTCGAGTGTCTGATTTTTCATATAGTGAACTGCGCGTCCATACCCATCCTCGCGCAACGAGAACATGGCGATCGTTGGCATAAAATCATTCCCAAAGCAAAGAACACACATCTCTACCCAGTCGGCAGGTTCCATCGGCAGCACCTTGCAAAGAGCCGTCACATCAAACGTCGAATACCCTGAATCCCGGTTCTCCCGAATCAGCTTGATACATCCCAGGTCTGACTGAGCGACCGAGATCAGCACCAAATCTGCGTCCATGCCGTAGATCAAGACGTTCTTCCGTTCATCGGGTGGGAGAGATCGGATCCACGTAAAGATCTTGTGCTCTCCCTCGCCGGGTTCGTCGGTTCCCGACAAGATACATTCAGGGAAACAGAATCGGAGCGTGTCCTCCAACTCTATCATGAACTCAGTTCCGGGCGAGATCTGATTCTTATCAAACTCGGAGGGCTCGGGGTTCTTCATCCGACGATAGCGTTGTTGGACAATCTTTGCATAGGGCACCAATCCATCGAATGCGATCAAGACCTTCTTTCCATGCGCCACGTCACGCAGGAAGGTACGAAGTGCCACGACCACACTGCCAATCGGGTTGCCCGGCTTCAAGTAGGTATGAATAAATGCATTGAAATCCAACCCAAGCACATCCGATTCTAAGGCTACGTTTCCAACATCTTTTTGAATGTGCTTGTGGGTGCGCAACAAGGATGCAACGTAGTATGGAATGCCCATTGTTTTAAAATGGATAGGAACTCGTAAACCAGACCAAGAGTTAAAATGCCCGACTGTCCCATTTGCGACTCTCTCATGGTAACTCACGCCTCCTACGGACTTTCCGATGCGGCATGTTGCCGGCTTTGTGACGGACTTGTATGTCCAGAGTGTTATCACGGAATGCGGTATACGTGCGGAATCTTCAAGATTGAAAAGAAGAAGCACGAGTGTATCTTCTGCAAGAGTCTAGACTACAAGTACTTTATGTACAAGGTGCTCTACGAAGTAACGGGCGAGTTCATGTGTTCCGAGTGCGCCGAAGCTATTCTGATGAAGGAGTAAATGATGATACTAGGTCTTGCCGTTCTCGCCTGCGTTGTTTTTTTTATGTACTTTTGGAGACCCGAACCCACCCCACGACAGGGCTGCTCTACGTGTCCCAATAAAAATCGCGACACTTACTAATGCACGAAGACGATCGTCGGGATGCCAAGCTCTTCAAGGGCGGCGACGAATACCACGAGCCGCCTCCGATGATGCCAGCTCAGGGCGGTAAAAAGTGTCCTCCCGGTAAGGTTCTTCGGAAGGGATATGTCGCTACGAGGAAGAAGAAGGGCGTTATGAACAGCCTTTTGAAGCGCGGAACAATGTATCGCGTTGAGGATTCGTGTGTAGCCGGTATTGGTCCTCTCAAGAAGGGGGATCTAACAGAAAAAGGGTATGATGCAACATCATCTGCAACAGTGCGTCACGCAGCAATTGCAAAGGCCGTAGGTGCATATGGTCGGCTGTCGACCTTGCGGAAGTTGAATGCGATTGCGGTTTTGAATAAGAACACATCACCCGCGCGAGCAAGGACGTTCAGAGCCGACCGTAACTGGGTGAAGAAAACCTACTTCTAAGATAAATGCCAAAGATTGACTGGGCATGGGTCTTTACGTTTGTCATTGTCGGCATCTTTACCCGCACACTGTTTCTTACCTACATTGGAGAGGGATTTGCGAATCCTTCGGCTCAGCGGAAGGCAACAGACTGTCCGGATGGTACGCGGACAACGGATGGACACTGCTTACTTGAGTAAATCCAGCTCGCGGTCGCGAACAACCACTGCCTCGTAGACCGATGGGTGATTGACCACGGGTGCCTGACGAAGCATGAGCTTTGTCCGGAACTTCTGGGCGTCAAAGAACTCGTGCACTGCATCCTTCACGACATTAGCATCGAAATCCTTGCAGGAAAACACATCCAAGTACATGGAGTTGTTCTCCTCCACGAAATGAGCGGCAATGTTGGACGTCTCGATGAGCTGAATCAGGGTGTACCCCTTCTTGTTGCTCGAACCAAACATCACCACCTGCGGCTCACCAAACGCCACCATGTCAATGCGCTTTACCAGTGTCTTGGCAAATCCGGTGATTACCTTGGGACATCCAATCATCTTAGGAGAGCAGCCGGCAGCATCAAGGATCAGGTGCTTTCCCCATGTGCGAAGAGGAGCTGACATATAATGTATACTCTTGTCTTCCGTCTAAATAATGAAGAACACCGGCTTAAACTCGCTTCCACCGGTCAAGGGCTATGTGTTCAATCTAACCATCAACCTCATGTGCATTGCAATCTTCTACGTGTTTCTAGGCGGTCTGGTCTCGTGGTGCTTGTCGCATGTGTTTCCCCAATACGGTCCAGACTGGGAAAAACAGTCAAACCTGTATCAACTGCTCGATGTCTCTGCAGAGATCTCGGTCATTGTAGTTGTTGCATTCTGGCTGACGTACTTTGTCCATTCGTTTATTCCTGTCTTGCCAGTCACCTCCGTCCTCGAGGGGTATCTTGAGTCCTTCGGCGGACAAATGGTCTTTATCTACGCGGTCTTTGTCTTCATGGATACGCTAGATGACAAGTTGAAGCATGTATTCAATGATTTCTTTGGGACCAAGCCGCCTGCGTAAACTTTCTGGTGAACTGATAAATGTACTCGTATCTTCTCACGACCGCCCTGCTGTTCTTCGTTCTGACCCCGGGTATCCTCCTTCGCCTCCCCCCGGGTGGTTCGCAGATGGTCGTCGCCGCCACCCACGCCCTTGTTTTCGCTGTGGCGCACGTTGCGATGCACAGGTATGTCTTCAAGTCCTAATACGTTTTTTTCCTAGCTAGAAACAAACAAAATGTATGGGAAAATGCTTTTTCTCGCCGCGCTGTTCTACTTCCTCATCCCGGGTGTGCTCGTGCGCCTGCCCCCGGGCGGGTCGACGATGACGGTCAACCTGACGCACTCTCTCGTGTTTGCCGTGGTGGCGTGCTACGGTTGGGGGATGCTGAAGGGCAAGATGGGTAAGTAAACATCAAAAACCAAAGTCCAATGATAACGAGAGTTTGAGGGCGATAGACTGGCAGACCTGTCACTCTATCGTCTAAAACGGATTTGAACAGATCTAAGAATAAGGAAGGTGGGCGAGTATAATGTCAATCTTCTTCTGTTGCGTTTTCGAGTGTGCAAAGATTGTGAAGATGAGCGGAACGGCATGCGAAGATCACCGGACGGACGAGTGCCTGGGATGCGGAGGGGAGATGTATGTGGGGGCGAACGGATACTGCGCGCCGTGCTGGACGGAGCAGTTTGGGAGCGACGGGTGTCCCGCCTGCGGAGTTGTGGGGGCCACCGTTCTCGGGAGTGACTATTGTCACAAGTGCCACCCGAAGAGCGACAAGCCGGCGGCCGATGGGTGGTGCCCCAACTGTGAGATGGTCATGGTCGTTCTGCCAAACTGCTGTCGCGATTGCCAGCAGAGGATCGACGACGCGGCCGAGTACGCGGTCTGGTGTGAGCCGTGGGAGCCGAACTGCACGTGCGCCACCGACCTTGGGACACCGTGCTCTCGGTGCACGAGTCTCGACCGTCTCGATCAGTTCCCGTGGCCGCAAAAGTGCGAGTGCGACAACTCGGGGCGGATGTGCGACTCTTGTTCCGAGGAGTACAAGGAGCAGTGCCGTGGGTGTGGGTCCTATGAGCACTTGTGGACAGACAACACGTACTGTCGCGAGTGCTACGTCAAGAACTACGGAGACGAGTTTCCGTCAGCGCCTCGCCACACCTCGCTTCAGTCCATGCGGGACGAGATTGCCGAGATTGAGGAGCGCCTCAAGACGAACATGACGAAGCACCAGAAGGACGACTGGATCTGGCTTCTTCAAAATCGGCGTGGGGATCTTGCGGCGGCAGAGAAGGAGATGTGGGCGGGATACGATGCCGATGATCTCCGCAAGCTTGACCTCCAGCTGCGGAGGTAGACGAGGATCAAAATGGATCTAGTCTGAACAAAAAAAACTTTTTACATCAGAA